TCATCTTCTTGCTTGCCTGGGATAATCTGACCATGCTCGTTAGTGGTGAAATGATAATTATCAGACCACCAAACAAACTCGCGGCCATTTGATGAGCTATGGTGCATCCCAGCGTCGTCAGGCGAATCGGCGATTATGTTATCAATATCGTCGGATTTGTTTACATCAAAATCGTTTTGCTCAGTGTAGTCGGTGAGAATCAAAACGCGCGGGACTTCTTTGTCAACCGCATCGTGTATAACGTCATATTGCCACGGCGCAAGCGCTCGCATCTTAAGCTTATATTCATCGTCCTTTGATTTCTCAGGAACGATGAAAGCCATGGCGTTTTTATGAAGCTCTAAATATTTGTCGATCTTTTTTTGCTTTTGATCAAAGTTTAAAAGCCTAACCAACTCGCCAATTATTTCGTTAGCTGATTCATCGTCAACCGTTCTAATCACGCCGCCTTTATACGTGCGAGCGAGCTTATCAACAATCTTTTTGCATATAGAAATATTAGCGCAACGGTTTTTCATCATTGCTAGCGTTGCCTCGCTTAGCTCTTCATTGGCTAGTTGTTTCATAACCCACTTTGAAGTTAGGTCTTTGTATATCTCTCGGCGCTTTAGATGTTCTTTGCGCCGGTTGACGTTTTCGTCCGCAAGGATGTCTTTAATCACTGCGGCGCGAAAGTATTCGTCTAATAAATCTTGCTCATTTCTTAACTTCATTATCTAAACCTCGTTGTAACTTGATCCGATCTAGTTTTTGTTTGTTGTTTATGAACCCAGCAAATGCCATATCCTAACGCAGTACCAACGTGCTGATATGGGCAATTCGGGCCATCGTCTTCTATATACTGACCGCCATCCTTAAGAGCCGTCAAGCGCAAAGCTTCGTCAACGGTTTTGCAATCCTTATAAACCAAAAGCCTAACCGCTTTGTTTGCATTGTAGCAATAGCCGTTAACTAAGTTATGCCTTGTCTTGATCGGCGGGTTTGATTTCGGGACTTTCATTTGAAAATCAAGCGCTGATCCATCGCGCGTTCTATAATTTGCCAAATATTTTTTGATTATATCATAATCGGAGCGTTTCGACTTAGTTGATTTTGCTTCGCCAGTGGCGTCACCATTGACGATATACGTGGTATCATAATCAAGTAAGCCGCGACTTCCCAACTCAATGCAACTTTCTTCAGTATCCGCGCCATCCAAAATCACTTCCGCAAAAACGTGAAACGTCCCACCTTTGTGCTGGAATAAGCACAGACTGAGCGGCTTTCCTTTGCCTATATTGAAATCCCAGCAAATATGGACAGGATAAAACGGATCAACTATATATTGTTCGTTTACAAAATTTCTTGATTTATCATAAGCATAATAAACAGTTTCGCTAGCTATTTCAATCCAACGTCCTAAAGCCATACGCTCAAACATCTTTTCGTCAAGCGTATCCTTCATATTTTCAATATAAGACTTTGGCAAAAATGGATTATCTGCGGTGCGCGAATAGAAAACGTGTTTTGTTGGTAGCCTTAAGTCATTGCGCGGTTGTTGCTGTTTATCGTCAAGATGCAACTCGAAGTCGTTATAAACCCACATGCTCGGACCGTCGGGGTTTGTTGCATATAGCATTAGATTTTCAGGTACGTGAGGCAATCGACCAACCCTTAATCTGATCTCATCAATGGCGCGCTTATACTTGCCCTTGTTTTCTGTTAGTTCTTCAATCGCCGCGCCGGATAATTCCAGCGAGCGAAACTTTTCAAAATTCTGGTCATGCCATGACCGGCTGATTATTTCCGAGCCGTTTGCAAATTCGATCTTTGCTATGTTATCCGTTGGCTGCCAATGCACGCCTTTTTTCATAACAGCGTCGTTTTGCAAGTGCTCTTTAATTTTCAAGTAGAGCGTATCTTTTAAATCCGGCAAGGCTTTACGGCCAATCAAGAATCTTGCATTCCTAAACTCAAGGCAATGCCGAACAATGATGTGTGCCATCAAGATCGATTTAGCTGAGCCGACTGAACCGCTGAGTAAAATGTGATGAACGCCCAGTGAGTAATCTAAATCAAACTTTATTAAATCTAAAACATCGGCTTGGTAAGGAATCCAACGCGGATCAAACTCGCCAAATCCAGGGGTTGAATGTTTCGGTTTAACAAGCTCATTCATAGGCTCTTGATAAACAATATGTTATCCAATCTAACATATGCTCTTTTTCCGTCTTCAATAAATGAAAGCCAGCCGCTTCGATTGTCTAAGGCGCGCTCAAAATCTTCATGCCTAGCGTCAGCTAATTCAATAACTGTTTCATCGCCGTTATTAAATTTTATTAGATATTTTTTCATAAGCTTTCAACCGTTGGATAACTAATAATCTTATCGCTCATCGCTTCGGCTTGCTCGGCTTCAAACTCTTGTTCGATCTGATTGATCTTATCCGCTTCGTCAATCCTACGCTGGCGCTCAGCTTGGGTTAACTGATCTTGCTTAGCCTTTTCCAACGCAGCCTCGCAAAACATCTTGGCCGTTTCGTGAATAACCTTTGCGTATTTCTTCGCATCAAACTTGATGCTATAATCACGCTTTTCGCAAATCTTTATTTGCTCGCATAGGTTATCAATCACCTTCGGCTTGCGTTCATGGTTCCAAAGAAAGCGCCTGATTTCTTCGTTTTTAAATGTATAAACTATGAACATATTGAAGCGTGATTCAACGTCGTGTCTCATCGATCCATGTCCTTAAGACCGTCTTGATCTTGCATTTGATTCTGAGCCGCTGAGCTTCGGATTTTTCTCGCACTGTCAACGTTGATCATTTCTGAATGCTGATAAATCAATTCATGAACGTGATTATCTGCAATTGTTCGATTGTTGTTGCCGTCGAACCAAGAAACCGGACCGATCTCTTTTTTAAATCCGCCGCGCGGCAATCTTCTAAAATGATATTTCAACGGCTCGGAGCATTTGGCAACAAGCTCGCCATCTTCATTCATTTCAATCGTTACTTTGTGGAAGTGTCCGCCAACCGCATTGGTATATTGCAGCGTCCGGCATTGACTATCAATGGTGTGATAAATATGGGTATGCTCGCGCTGTACAATGGTTGGATCATCGCGAGTAAAAGACGTGTTTTCCATGAAGTTTTGAATATCCGACTTGAATACATCATGCCGCATTTCTTTTTGGTTTTTCATGATGACTTTTGGTGTGACTTGCTTTTTCTTGCGTGGGGTTGATTCACTCATCGTCTTCGACCTTCTTTGCTGGTTTTAATCGTTGGGTTGTATTGTAAGCAAGCGTGATAGGGTTATCGCCGCCGCCGTGCTCATGTTCGATTTTGTCTCGCCATTTATGCGGCGCGCAGTTTTTCAGCCAGAAAATTAATGAAGTTGGATCAGGCGGATAATGCTTTTTAATAGTATGCTCTTTTATCTGACCTGACTTTGTCATAAAGACTTTTGTTTCTTCAGCTGTATACCCTGTCGCCCTTGAGAAAAGCGATTGTTCAACAACATCCGTTGCAACATCCTTCCCGGATTTTAAGGCGTCGCGAAATTTCTTATGCGCTGTTTGATACCTGTAAAGCGTTGCCCGGTGTATTCCTAAGATATCTGCGATTTCATCATGAGTTTTTCCAGCCTTGATTAAGGCTTCAATACAAGCAAGTAGCTTGTCATCGAAAGTGACTTTTGCGGGACGTCCAACTTTTCCAGCCATGAGTTATTTTCTCGCTTTAATTGCGCGTGCCTGTTTGAGTGCTTTTTCTTTGGCTCGTTTTTTCGAATTATCATCGCCTGTTTTGTAGAGATAACATTTTCCGTTATCCCCCCATTTATATCCGGGCTTGCCGTCAATTTTGCAGGGCTTAATAGGCATGTTTTGATTATCTAAATTTTAGACACTTTGTCAAGTTTTTAGAGCTCTGTAAAAAGTTTGGACACTCGAGATTTGTCTAAAGATTTGACGATTTGGATCCAAGCTAGACACTTTGTCGAAATAATTGACACGTGTGCGGTAAGTGGTGCCTACCGAACAT